CGCAGTCATGTACTGTGCATTAAATAAGCCTAAATTAACATTAGCACCCATGTATTAAACCCCGGTTGAAGGCGCAACGCCTTTAGTTAAAAGTGCGTTGGTAAACGCGGTTTTTTGCAAAGTGGTCACACCTGTTTTCCACACCAAGTTAGCGGGCAGGTAACGGGCATGGCGACAGACCATAACCGTTTGTGCTCCCCCTGTTGAATCAGTGGTCAAGGCATTAACAACGATACCTACATCTGCACTGGCTAAAGTTTGTGAACCATCGTACTCAACAAACGTGCCTCCAATACCCGTGGTGCTAACAACCAGAGAGCCAATCCCTAAGGTTTGAGACGCTGCCACATTAATGTTTTCACGGCTAAACCGCTGGCGTTCATCTTCTTCATACGTAATAACATCCGATAAACGATTACCTAAAACTTCCCATGATGTTGCCATTATTTACCTCCTTTGGGGAACTTAGCATCTAAAGCCGCCGCGAGTACGTCTGCCTCAGCGGGTGGGGTGGGGGCAAAGTTGGTGGGCACAGCGTGCGCAAACAATGCAGGGTTAAGCTTCGTAGGGGTGAAATCCGCTAAGGCGGACTTGACCGCACTAAACGCCGCACTTGGTAATGCAGCCCATTCGATAGCCTTTGCATCGTTAGGGGAATACTCTTTACCCAACTTACTGAATAAGCCTTTGATGTCGTGCTCACGTGCTGCTTTCGAGAACTCTGCAACCTCAGTTGCTAACTTGGTGTTCTCTGTGGTTAATGCTTCATTCTTGGTTTTCAGAGCAGACAACTCTGCTTTCAATTCTTTTAAATCCATAACATCACCCTCCGTAGGGGTATTTGATTTACTGAATGCTATTGCCGTGGTGGTGCTGTCGTAACCCACGGGGGTGAAACTCACTTCATTAATTTTGCAGTTCCGCAGCACCAAGATTTCACCGTCAAGTGTCTTACCATTGACAATGATAGTGTCCCCTCTCGGCACTCTGTAGGCAATGCCGATGTCTAAGCCGACAGACATTTGCCACGGGAATCCCTCGTCCGAATCTTGTGCCACCCCCGCGCCGTGTTTATTACTGAGGAGCACGCCCATAACCCCAAGCCCGTTATTACTCGAACTCCATGAGTCTACGTAACCCGCCCGCTTGTCAGAATCATGGTCAATAAGGGCGGGGAACTTCTCTGGGGTTATTAGGGTAGCCATGTCGATGATGACATCGCATACGTCGTCATCCCCACAGCACCAATTCTCCATAACCCCGCCGCCGTAAGCAAGCCCACTGAAACCACGGGGTGCTGTGCTGTCAGGCACGATGGGGGCAAGGGTAGGGGTAATTGCAAATGTAATTCTGTTTTTCAATTTTTTATGCTGCCTGTGGTAAGGGTGGTGGGGTTGCTGTGCGCCGCGTGAAATCATCAGATTCTAAGCTGTACTTACTTGAAATATAAGTGTCTGAGAATTCGACACCTAGCTTTTCAGTCAGAATTGCATCACGCGCCGCTCTATCTGCATCTAAGTCAACCGCGCCACTGTAAGCTACGCTAAGTATAGGGTATTCATTTAATTCACACAAGGCTTTCACCAAAGTTTGTACCCCTATCTTTTCCCGTTCAATGTCCGCAAATTTTTTGTCACCCCGCACGTCGTTATGGATGTCACCCAAAGCGCGGTTACCACTACCTCCGTCCGTGCCGCTGGTCAAGGTTTGCCCCAGAATAAGTTTTTCGATACGCCGCACAACAGCCGCTTCAAACACGTCGAAAGCATTCCCTTGATTTGAGCCACCTTGTGAAAGTAAATCCACTGAATCATCACGATCAACTGCAATCACTGAGTTTGCATGAGCGCGGGACAACGCAGCCCCCATGCGCTGAGTATCTGAGGACTTGCCCACAAGGAGGGGGATTCCCGCACGCTCTAAGAATTTTGCGAAAAAATTCCACCCGTTGAATCTGAAATACCATGCCCAATAGGCGCGGGAAAGCAAAGCTTCACCGTATGGGTTTTCAAAGGACGGGTTGTTCAGGGTCAAAATAAACTTGAACTGCGTGTCCACATCAATGGGCATGCCACTCAAAGGAGAACGATAAATCAAAGTCCCGTCACGGCGTGGCTCAAAGTATCTGAGAGGGACTTCACCAATCCATGCAATGACGTACTTAGGAGGGGAGACTTTGTTGAGTTTACAAACTTCTTCAATTGTGTGGTCAAACTCATAAGGCTTGTAAACCACCTCCACCACGGAATAACCATAAAGTAATGAAGAGAATAAACCACTACGCAACTTTGAAAGAATTGGGTTAATCATCGCCATGATAACAGGGGCATAAGGGCTGTCAGCAGGCTCGACATGCGGGGGTGAGGATTGAAGCGCATCACGCCGTGTTTCTACGCACTGATAAATTTCATCATCAGTCAACAGTCGTTTTAAGTCAGCACGATGCAACCGTGCACGTTGCAGCACTTCGTCGGGGTCTGGGAACTGCGCGAAAATTGAAGTGAACCAGTTGTCCTCCGTCTGCTGAGTAGTTAGAGACACGGGGGCACTGGTTGAAGACAGTGAGGCTATGGGTGGGGAAGGTTTAGCAAACAATCCCGTTGCCCAGTCTTTAATTTTTGAAAAAGTCAGATAACTCATATAAGTTACTCGCTCCTGCGATATAGGGTTCTGCGGACGGCGCGGTGTAGTTTTCGCGGGTGGCGAACCAGTTAATACCCTGCGTCCAAGCGTCCACCGCGTCATCATGGCGAACGTTGGGAAAGCCGTTGAAGGTGTCTATAAAAGCATACACCCATTGATTGCCTTGTAAAGTGGGGTCAGGTAAATAAAAGTTACGGGCTTCATGTTGCGGCTGAATTGCGTGGGCACGAACAACCTTACCACCTTGTGGCGTAATAGGTGTGAGTCCCGCGATGTCACCCTTTAGCGCGTCAATGATTGCAGCACCGTTTGCTTTTTCCTCCACCAACACCGCCACGGTTTTCGGAGCGAAATCGAGACGTTTGGCTTCCATAAGCATTCGGGTTTTTGTCTCACTGAAAGTAAGTCTTTCGAGTACCTGTCGAAGGAGGTACTTCTTCGAACCCTTGCGCCCAATGCACAGCCCTGCCACATAGTCTGATGTTTCTGATGCCTTAAACGTCAAGTCCCATGACCAAATGATTTCATCTAAATCCCTCACAAGTTCTTGGGGCTTGCAATCGTAGAATTGCCAATAAAATTCCTTGAATATTGTACCCCCCCGTGGTGTAGGGTTTTGTTGAAGCTGCGCGGCGGTGTGATAACCACCTAAGCGCGTCTCCATTTCTTTCACAATAGTTTCATCAAGACGTTTCGGAGCGAGAAGTTCACCGCGTTGCGTTCGCGGGTCTTGAAATCCAAGAGACGTAGTCTTGACGTTATCAGGGTCAAAGCGCATGGGAAGCACTAGATGTTCCCAGCCCGTTTCCTCTGCAAGGATGTACCCCGTTAAATCATCACGATGAAGCCGCTGGTGAACGATGATAATGGCATCTTTTGTGGGGTCATTAAGTCGCGTTGAAGCTGTGCCACGCCACCACTCTATAGAGGATGCCCGCGACACTTCGCTGTCCGCATCCTTGGCAGAGACGGGGTCATCAATAATGATACGGTTGCCACCGAAACCCGTACCCGCCGCGTCCGTTGCCGTCACCACCCGCATCCCCTTCTTATCGTTCTCGTAGCGCGTCTTGACGTTTTGGTCGCCTGTCATTTTAAACACACCGCCCCACGCCTGCTGAAACTCAGGGGACGAGATAATACGGCGACTGTCCACTGCGTCACGGGTTGCGATGTCCTTAGCGTAGGAAGCTGTGAGGTAGGCTAAGGAGGGGCGTGTAATCCACTCCCACGCTGGGAAAGTCTGCGTAACGAGGGTGGATTTAAGCATACGGAATGGAAGGTTGATAACCAATCGCTTGATTTCGCCCGACGTGACAGCCTCCAAATGCTCACAGATTGAATGGATATGCCAATTGTCAATGAACGGCGTGGCGGGATTAAGAACACCCCACGCCCAGTGAACTAGGAAAGTATGCAGCGACGTTTCGGCACGGCGGCGCAACTGCTCCTTAAGGAGGGCAAGATACACCTCACGTTTAGCTCGTGGAGTCATCATCGATACCAAGGGTGGATTGAAGTGTACGAAGCTGTTCAAAGAGCTGTGTATCGCTCAAAGCTTTGATGTTCGCGAGCGTCTCGTTGCTATCAGCGGATTGTTGAACCACCTGCACTGAGAGCCGCGCCATAGTATAAGGTAGCAAAGCCTTGGCACATTCGAGTCTGTCTTTAGGGGAGGGGTAGACAGGCACTGAGGTCAATTCCACGCCGATGCATTGCCCGTCATCATCATAAACCTCACGGGTCACGGTTTGATTGATGGGCTTACCTTGCATGGCTGCAAGAATAAAGTCATGGGGGGATGATGATGTGTACTCAGCAGCCTCAGTGCAAAGCTCAATGATTGTAGGGGATTTAGGGTGTTTTTCCATGTTTCTTAGGGACGTGGTTCGGAGGGACGCAGGAACGCAAGTCCCTCTATATAAGCATATTTCACGCCATGTTTCAAGGGTGAAAAATCTCGTGACTTTATAAACTCTAGGGTTGTACCCCTAGAACCTATTTTACTGACAAATTCCCACGCAGCAAGTGCGCTTAATTTTCAGAAAAAGTTTTTCTGAAAAGGCAAAAATTTAACAATTCACAACAGATTTACGCCCTCAAAACCACACAATTTATAAGAC